TAGACTACGTGATTATTTATTAGCGAATACCAATATATTTCCATTATTTTTGAATAGTGGTTCAACAAGTGATACAATTTTCCCTCAGGACGTACAAGTGTTTGGGGGTATATATTTACCAAACAATGACTGCGACGAAAGATATTATTTCATCCGACCTTAAAGGCAAGGTTAGACAAAAAAACGAAGCCAAACTTTTAAAATTTATCAATGACTCTAAACCAAATAATTCAGCAAGTCCAAACGGCAGCAGAAAGTCACCAACAAGTAAATAACTTTTTTTGTGGTGAAAATGCAATGGCAGAAGAAGAAGTAAAATTCTATCCTTTAGTTTGGTTAGTGCCTAACGGGTTTGACTTTGATAGTGAAGGCAAAACAGTAACCTATCAATTTTTGATGCTGGTGATTGATAGACACTTTGAAAGTCAATCTAACTTGATAGAAATTTTATCGGACACGGCTTTAATTTTACAAGACATTATAACATTACTAAAAAGAAATTCATATGAAGAAGCCATTGGATGGTCAACAAACGCAAAAGCAGAACCTTTCATCGACGGAAAAACTGACGTCATTGCTGGTTATGGTCTTGAAATTAGTTGTGTTGTGCCTTATCTTGAAAGCTATTGCGACATTCCTTTGTGATGTGGATGGTAGTTCTAATATTCCCAATAGGATTATTGATACTGCTTACAAGGTGGAGTACAAAGAGAAAATCAAAATCATTAATAAAGAAAAAATCAAAATAGAAAAAAGATATGACACGTTATTTATGTATTTTCTTGATAGTCCTTACTCAACAAAACTACTCGATAGCACAATCAATTTGCATCGACAGCTCGACAGTCAAGAACGCCAATCTTTATCTAATTAAAGGTGCAAAAGCTCGTGAATTAAACTTGTTATATCAAAAGCGAATAGCAACAGATAGCACTTTAATTGAATTACAAGATAGTTTAATAAGCGATTTGGAATTTGTGATTTGCGAGATTGACCAAGAACAAAAATCTTTAAAAAAATACTCAATTTATGCCACTATTTATTCTATAATAGTGACGTTATTTTTATTCTAATGAACAACAACGTACACATTTTTTTAGTACCTTTTGAGCAAAGAAAGGTATTATTGTTATCGGACTTACATTGGGATAACCCTAAATGTGATAGAGTTTTACTTAAAAAACATTTAGACTTAGCACTTAAAGGTGGTAACGATGTGCTATTAAATGGCGATACTTTTTGCTTGATGCAAGGTGCATATGACCCTCGTAAATCAAAAGCCGACATTCTCCCTGAACACAATGTAAATAGTTACTTAGATGCCGTTGTAAACGATGCAATTGAATGGTTTAAACCATATGCAAAGATTATTAAAGTTATTGGTTATGGTAATCACGAAACTAACATAATTAAAAGACAAGAAACGGACGTAATACAACGCTTTGTTTTTGGGTTAAATCGTGAGTGTGGAACTGAAATACAAGCTGGTGGTTATGGTGGTTGGATTGTTTATCAATTTAAAGACCAAACAATAAGAAAAACATTTAAGATAAAATATTTTCACGGGTCAGGTGGTGGTGGACCAGTTACAAGGGGGGTTATTCAATTTAATCGAATGTCAAGTTTTATTGATGGTGCAGATATGATTTGGATGGGACACGTACACGAATGTAACGAAGTAATTTATACAAGTGAGTTTTTAAATAAAAGTCACGGAATTGAATTACGAAATATTTTGATGGTTCGTACGGCAACCTATAAAGAGGAATATAATAATGGCTTAGGTGGTTGGCACGTTGAACGTGGTGCAACACCAAAACCATTGGGTGGTCGATGGTTAGATATGACCCCTGAACGTTTAATAAAAAATAAATTAGAAAAAGTAATAATTAACGCAATGACATACAGAATATGAGCAACATAAACCCACTACACTACAAAGGCGAAATAGAATGTATTGACGCTATTAAAAGTACTATGAGTCAAGAATCATTTAAGGGCTATTTAAAGGGCAATATAATGAAGTATATTTGGAGATATGAACGCAAAAACGGACACGAAGATTTACTAAAGGCACAATGGTATTTAAACAAACTTATCAATGAAACTAAAACAAATAATCTTTAACGACTACTACAAAGAAGTAGCCCCAAAAAAACAAATATACTTGCATCACACGGCGGGTACTGGCAACGGCGATAATGTTTTTGCAATTTGGGAAAATGACAAAATCGGCAAAATTGGTACGTGTGTAGTTATTGGACGTGATGGTACAATTTTTCAGGGCTTCAAATCTGAACATTGGGCTTATCACTTAGGGCTAACAAGCGCACCATTTAAAGCAAATAAGATTCCTTTTACTAATTTAGATAAGATTTCTATCGGTATAGAGATTGTAAATTGGGGTTACTTGGTAAAAAAAGGAGATAAATTTTATAGTTACGTAAATTCAGAAGTACCAATTGACCAAGTGTGCGAACTTGCAACGCCTTACAAAGGTCAAAAGTATTGGCAAAACTACACAGATGAACAAATACAATCGGTTGTGGACTTGTTAAAACTTTGGAAGGATAAGTACGGAATAGATTTAACTTATAACGCAGATATTTGGGATGTAACAACAAGGGCTTTAAAAGGCGAAAATGGCGTATTTACACATAATAGTGTACGAAAAGACAAAGCCGATGTATATCCACACCCTAAACTTATTGAAGCCTTAAAGACGTTATGAAGCAAGTTGATTTATCTGACATTGGCGTAAAGAAATCATTATTTGATGACTTAAAAACCCCTGACATTAACGGTATTATCGTTGATTGGGGCAATGATTTAATTACTGCACTACGGGATAAATTAGCAAAGAACAAAAGCAATGCAAGTGGTTCACTTTCTGCTGACATTAAGCCCGTTATTCGTGCAAGTGCAAAGGGCGTGAACTACATAGTGATAATGAACGACTACTACATTAATGTAGAAGAAGGACAAGCACCTGGAACAATGGTATCGGGTAAAACGTTATTGAAATGGATGAAACAAAAGCTACGTTATGGCACATTTAAAACTGCATTTAATAAAAATTATCAAGGGTGGTTAGCTCTAAAAATTAGTAGAAATATTTATACAAGTGGCACAAAAGCACGTCCTTTTATTGCACCAACCTTAAACCAAAAGCGTTTAGATACGTTGTCTCAGTCAATAGCTGACCACTTAGCACAAAAAATATTTACTTAATTTTGTAAATAAATTTGCAATATTAAAAACTTTTTGTATTTTTGTTCTATGGAAATACAAGAAGTAATTAATCAAATCAAATTAAACAAGCGTCACGGCATCGTTTCAAAGGTGTCTGCACGTACTGGCATATCTATGCCTACGGTTAGGAAATACCTTAATGGTGATGTTATCCAACCTAAAGCCCTTATCGTCTTAAATACGGCACTTCAAATCATTAAGGAGGAAAAAATATGAGTTACGTTGTTTTTTCCCTTGCAAAATGTCACTTGTGTGATGGTGACTACGATTTCGAATATGACGCTGAAATTGTACAACAATTAATCATTGACGAATACCCTGAAGATTTAATTCCTTATACCTTTGTTAGTCACGATGAAGATGGTTTACGAGATGAGGCAATTGACTGGCATTTATTTGACGATATGGGAAATAGAAGATTAACCGAAATAGTATTAGAACTTAAAAAACAAAACAAGATATGAAAGAACTATTTTTATCAGTTAGCAATTTTCAGATGGAATGTCCGAAGATTAGCAAGGATGCAAACAATCCATTTTTCAAAGGTTCAAAGTATGCAACTTTACCACACATTTTATCTATTATCACACCTATTCTCAAAAAGAATGGCTTAGTAATTATGCAACCAGTTATTAATAATTGTGTTGTAACTAAGTTAATTCACATAGATAGTGGTGAGTGTATAGAAAGCGTTTATGAAATTAAATGCAAAGACGATACCAACCCTCAACAACTTGGTAGTGGTGTATCTTATGCACGTCGTTATAGCATATCTTCAATATTAAATTTAAACATTGACGACGACGACGACGGCAACGCTGCGACTGGTAATGTACCACAACAACCAAAGAAAGAAGAACTAACGCCAAAGCATCCTAATTGGGCAAAGGCAAAAGAGCATTTGCAAACTGGTGGTTTGTTAGAAGACATCGAACGAAAATACACTATAAGTGCTGACAACAAAAAGTTATTGATTGCTGCAAAGTGAAATTTTGATTTGAACTTATGGAAAATAATTTAGAACCAACACCGGTAGAATGGTTAGTATCAAAAATATTTGGTGATGCTAAACATCAGGAACAATGGGAAGATGAAATTGAAAACGCAAAAAGTCTTCAACGATATTATACTATTATGAAAGCGATTGATTTTGCTTCTTGGTTAACAAAAGAGGAAAATCATATGGGGTTATTAATATTATACAAAGAATTTGAAAAAGAAATTGTAAAAGAAAAATCAAACGCTAATGGAAACTAATATGAAAAAAACGGCAATCCAAGAAATGATGAATGAATTAAATGAGTTACATCCTAA